CGATGGTGTCGTCCGGTATTATATCAAAGCCGGAGGATTGCGTGTCTGCGTGGTTAAAGTCTTCCATTTTAGTTTCCTTCACTTTCAATTTCAACAATAGGCATCTCGGTGTTGAGATTACCACGAACTAGAGGTTGCGAGATTTTCGCCATTAACTTGCCAAGATTAGGCTCCTCAATAGCGTCGAGACGGCCAGACCTATCTTTGGCGGGCAGGCCGAATTGGTTAATGGTTTGGCAGATAAAGGCGCGGGCGGTGACTTCATCAGATAGCGGAACCTCCGCCATCGTGATGACTTCATCGACAATCCCAGGAAGCTCCATGCCGGTTTTCGCGCCTTCGATTTGAAGCGAATAGATGATGCGGTTATAGTCATCTGTTTTTTCGTCAAGGATGCCGACGAACCACACGTTTTTGTCGCGGGTATGCTGAAGATGGGTCAGCCACTTTATCATTTCGCGGCCATGCAGCCCGTAGGCGTTACGGACGTCAGGCTTGCCTTGAGCGTTAAAGCTCTCCGGCTGTTGGCTAGCCCATGTAAAGCAAAGCCTCCCGGCGACCGTGATGCTGTCGATAAACACCGTTTGATATTTATCTAGGGATTTCGGGTCACCGAAGGTTTCGCAGACGCTATTGTAATGCGTCGTTGAAAATGGCTGGTCATCTGGAAGGGCCGGATTAGGCCCACCGATAAAGACAGCGAAATCTCGGCACTCGGCCCAGGTTTGCGGTCTTATGGTATCCCCGGCCCAGCCTTCGACTGCGAGGCCACCGGCTTCTAAGTCGAAGAATAAAGTGCTTTCGGCTTCGAGCGTCCACAATAGGCTGGTCTTGCCTATGCCGCTTTTGCCGCCTATAACGCCGTTGATGGTCGTCTTTTCAGCGGCGCGTTCTTCTGCTGTGATGATTTTCATTTTGTTGTCTCCTCAATCTTATAAGTTGGTTTGCCGGTTTCCAAAGTTCTGGCTGGCATTAGCTGTGCGTGGATGTCCGGCGGCGCGGCGGTGAACTTCTTTTCTTCGACTTTGTATTCCGCCTTAACGTAATGAGCAGCAACGTCCGGGTCCATATCGTTTAGGATGGCGATAAGTTTCGCTTGATCCCACTTCGGTTTTTTTGGCAGGTTAGTGACGATAGTATATTCGCCATCATCCCATCTGACCGTGCCGGTGTCTTTGCCCTCGAAGTCTCGAAGGTCGGCGGCTGTAGAAGAATACTTTTCCTCAGCTCCGGCATCGAGCGCGGTCTTGACTTCTTTAATATGTTCCTGAGCGGCTTTGAGTTGGGCGGCTAGATCAGCCATTAGTGAGGTTGGAAATTCCGCGATTTCTTGGGGTGTTAAAACGGTCACGTCGTGTAAAGCAATATTTGACATTGCTATCTCCTTTCGTTGTGTCTTTCCCTATCTTCTATTTTGCTGAAAGTTTAGGGCCGAGGGGTTCAACAGGTAAGAAGACTGACCTTGCGCTTATTGAATATTACACGCGCCCCTCGGTTCCAATTCTTTTGGCATCTTATTCTATCTAAATTTATTTTTCAACAAAAATCTTTTATAGATAAATAACGTTTGACAATCCTTAAAGGATAAACTAGATTGATAATATCAACAACGCAACAGGAGAAAGAAAATGACATTATTATTTGAAGCCAAACCTTGTTCTAGGTGCGGCGGTAGCGGCGAGTATAGTTATTGCCAATCCCACGGTACGCGGTGTTTCAAGTGCCACGGTAAGGGCGAAGTCCTCACCAAGCGAGGCCAAGCCGCGCAAGAGCATTTTAATTCCTTGTGCGTTAAGCCCGCGTCTGAAATCAAAGTGGGCGATATTATTCGCGTCGATGGTGTCACGGTTGGCGGCGGCTTCTTTAAATATTTTGCCGAAGTCGTAGAAGTCAGCGCCCCCCATGTTTATGCAGTTCAGACGGTAGACGGCGTCAAAAAAGACACCGTGGGGATCGACATCACCTCAGAGAGCAAAAAATTCGGTAGGTGCAAACATACCACCTCTGGAAAATCTGATTTTCGCCTCGCCCAAAGCAAAGAAGAAAAAACCGCAAAACGCCAAATCGCGCTTGAATATCAAGCCAATTTAACAAAAGCGGGAACGCCCCGCAAACGCAAGGTAAAAGCCGCCTAACATCCCCCAACCCCCAACAGCCCCTGGCTATTAAATTAGCAGGGGCCTTGAGGGTGCCGGGATTGTCCTTGGCAAAAACAGGAGAAAAGAAGATGTTTACAGAGGTCACAGAAGAACAGCGCAACTTAATGTATGCCTTGGTCGATTTAGTAGAAGGCACCGGCATCTGGCAAGCAGCGGTAACCCGCATTAAGCAAGAGGGCATCGAAGACCCTGATCAAGCCATCATCGATTTTCGGACGTTCATAGAGGAGATAGACTAAGAAACCCCACACCCCCCCCAACAGCCCCTGGCGATTAAATTCGCAGGGGCCTTAAGGGTGAAAGCAATTAGAGGAGATTGAAAATGAACCAATTCATGAAAAATGCTTACACCATCGAAGTTCAAATCCCAATTAAATTTGCAGACGATCACGCCGAACGTGGTTTGCCCACCGGCTCCGAAATCAAGCGCACTAAGCGGCTTGTTACTTTCGGAGTCAATTACTCCGAACTCCGCGAATGGATTTCGGACGCCAAGTATTACTCCGATTGCACCAACCAAGGTTGGTGCATAGATGGGGCCACCGGCCTCCAGAACTCGGCACGGGCAACCGTCAAGCGGCTAGAAGATATCAGGCTTGATATCCCTTGGATGAAATAGAATAGAGGAGAAAGAAAATGACAAATAAAGCACAAAATTTAGTTAATGATATGTTTGAATCAAATGTCGATGTGCTTCTGTATTTGAAAGACAGGTGGCAAGACGAAAAAGACTATGAAGATTTCAAAAACTACATCTCTCAAGTCAAAAAGTTTGTAGAATCAAAAGGTTTTGTCTTTGTCAAAATGACCAAAGGTTTTTGTATTACTATGAAATATCTTAACACTTTAATCACTATGAAACTTGGGGCTGATGTTGCAGAAATTAAATTTTTGGAGTTTCCGTCAAGTAATAGAAATAGAGGAGAAAGAAAATGACTGAAGTCTTTTTTCAATACGAATTAGAAAACGGCGTACCGCTGGATATTACAGCAGACGTCGAGCCTATCGTTCCGGCCAAGCTGTACGGCCCTCCCGAAGATTGCTACCCGGAGGAAGGCGGCGAGGTGGTTATTACCGAATGCACCATCGCCAATACAGATATTTACTTTGACCCTGACGACCTATATATCCGCACCCGCCGCAAGGATACGGCGGATAGTTATAACTGCCTAGAAAACCTGATTTGCGACCGAGCAATTGAGGAGGTTGAAACAGATGACAGGTAAACAACTCGCCACGGCTTGGTTTATCTATCACAACCAACAGCGCTTCTGGCCTTCAATCATCGACGTTGCTTATAAGGTATTAGCTCAGAGGAATTTGATATGAAACCGAAATCAGATGCATGGGTTAGGAGTTACCGGAAAAATAAATTGAATTGGTGGACGGACCTGACCTCATTGCCGCATCCGGTAGTCCACAGATATAGCCGTATATTGGTAGAAGACGCTGACGAAAGGCTGGAAGAAATGGGAAGGGTTGCTGACGCCAGCAAAACCATCAAAATCACCAAAATACATGAAATACGGATTTCAAACTGGTTGGCCCATCTACGACAGAAGCGGAAGGAAACCCGCGCCGCGAATATCAAGTGGATAGAAAGCGCCAAGAGAGAAAGCGCGAAGCTGGACCGTATCGACGCTGAAAAAGCATATAGAACATATGCCAAGGGCCGCAACTTCACCAAGGCGCATATCGACACCGTAATAAGCCAAATGTTTGGAGATTGATATGAGCAACTATGGCATGGAAAAATACGCCTTGGAAATCCAAGACCTCAAAAACATGACCCGGAATACTACTATCTGGGTGCAAAATTCACTCGACGTTAAACGCTACGCCAGAGCCGCCGCATATATCAATCTTGGTATATCAAGTGCCAGGATGGATGAGGGATGGCGTATCTACTTGGAGCCGAAAACATGAAGAATAAAGCCGAAACTATCGCTAAACGGAAGAAGGCGCAACAGGCGTATTCTTCGAAGATGAAAAAAGCCGGATACCGTAATAAATGTATTTTGGTCCACCAGGATAATATCGCGGAATTTGACGCCGCCGTTTTAAAACTACGTAAGAAATGGGGAGAGAAATGAAAGAGCATATCGGTAATTTCTTCGCGCTGGCAGCTATATTTGCTGCGGCATATATTTGGCTGATAATCGGGAGCTTATTCTAATGTTAGAATTAGCCGAATTACTAATCGCAATTCTCGGCGCACTGTGACGTATTTTATAGTGCTATCAGCAATTAGCATCGTTATCGCCTGCCTGTTATTGGCAGCGGTCGCCGGATGGGTTAATTTTATCAAGAGAGAAAACAATGACTGACGAACAACTAGCTGGCATTTTAAAACAGAAAAAATACGCCAACTTCGCAAGAGAAACCTTAAAGAAACCAAGCGCAACGGAGGCCTTCGATGAGGCGCTTAAAATCGTCACACAGGAGCGCGGCAAGAAATACGGCACTAGCACTAGCAGAAACTTCAAGATGGCCGCTGACGGCTTCGCTCTGGTCGCTGAATGCCATGATCCTGAGTTACGTTACGCCCTGTCAATGATTTGGGCGAAAATGGCTAGATTAATTTGCGGCAATCCAGAGCATGAGGATAGCTGGCTGGATATAGCTGGCTACGCCCGGACGGCTTGCATGGTGATCGACGAGAGGCAAGACGATGGCCGGTAAAAGTTGAAATGATGGAGCTAATCATCACAGTGATTCGCATTTTGTTGGGGGCGCTATGAATGACTTGGGTTAATTGGGTGATTTTCATTATGATCCTATTGTTCTTTGTGGTTGTCACTGCTGTAGTGACAGTCTGTATTTGTCAGTGGTTGATGAAGGATATGAATGAATGACCTTCGCTACTCTAATTATAATCGTCGGCGTTGGTCTTGGCTCAGTCGAGATCAAGATCAACTTCGAAGACATAACTGAGTGCCATAAGGCTATGGATAATTTTTATTTTAATTTTTACCGGGACATAGACCGGAGGCTGATATTGCCTCAAGTCAAAGTCTCATGCGAAACAAAAGGTACTCCTCCCGCCGCCGGTTGACTAGGCCACGGAGGATTTTTCCACCGCCGCGCCGCCATTTCCAAAACTCACCCGCCGCACCAAAATAATCTAAACGATTTAATTTCATCCTGAGTGTGCTTGCTTGAAAATTGCCACCACCAACATTATAACAAAAAGAAACCAAAGAACTAAATTGATTGGCATTTAACGGGGCTGAAGCCAATCTTGCAACTGCGTTCTCAGACGTTCGCAGTCCGTAAACCAAAAATTCCTCGGCTTCGTCAATGGTAATATTTTGATAATCCATAGTAATCCGATTACCGTCAAGATCAAAAGTAGAGCCATAGCCGATAGTAGGTATGCCGCTGGGGCAACGGTACACAGCAAGACTGCATCCTTCATAGTACTTAATGATTGCCAAACCTTCTTCATTGATCTTCATCTACCTTCACGTTTGCGTATTTCTCTACTTGTAAAATAGAAAGCAATCATCGAAGATAATAGAGCAAAGAACTCTTCATCGAGGATAGCTTGTAAACTTTCTATCGTGAAGCCATCAGCCGTTAGCACCAAATAGGCTATGGCCCAGTTGATCACTAAGAACTCAACAGCAAAGAGATATGTGAGCACGGGGCGAACACTAGTCGAAAGGGTCGCCATCCATCTCGCAGATCGCTTAATACCCGTCTCTTGTTCTCGGTGCGCCGCAACAATTTCTGCTCCTTCTGCGACAACTCTAGCTTCTGCTACTTTACCTTCTTGGATACTCTCTAACATCGCAAGTTCGTGAGCTTTGTCCTGCTTATCTTGAAAGTAGTCCATAACCTTCGGTGCAAAGCCACCTAGAAAGCCTAGTGCTGTTGTGAATAATGTCAGCATACTACTTCTCCTTTGTTTCCATCAACGTCTTTTCAACGTCATCAATCGTAGCACCAAGAGCCGCGTCATAAGCCGTTAAAATCGCATACATTTTACCGCTTTGCGATTTGTGCACTACCGAGTGGACATTATTCTCAATCGCCCGTACCAGAATATCCACTACCCGCTTGTGCCACTTATTGAAGTTGGAAATGAACGCGCTTGATATCCCCCCTCGTCTTGCATCTGCAAGATAATCTGTAACCGTTTCAGTTAGGTGGTGAGACAACAAAGCGTGCATTTCAGGGTCCGACAATTCATTGAAGTCTGTGGCCTTGACCAGTTTTTTCAGACTGTCTTGGAAAGCAGCGAACTTAATCGTTAGGAATTTCTTAGCCGTTGCTGTCACATCCAATTGTGGAATCACGAGTTGCAGCCAAGTATCTGCATGGGTGAACAGCGAATGATTTAATAGTACAGTTTTGTTGATTTCGCCTGATGCTAATTCTTGTCGTTCAAGATAGTCTTGCACTAGCATGACGCACATTGGGCTGAAACCTGTAATGGCTGCTACTACAATCATTGCAATATTTTTTGTCAAAGTCATTACTTACAACCTCCCGCGATACTGAATCATCAAATCTCTTGGCCTTTCGGGTTTGGTGAAATATTTTCCCAAGCTCGGCCAATATTGGTGATGCACGCTTGACCAGCACTATCCTTTTCTGCATTGATCACCACAAACTGTCCATCGTTCAACTTCCAGACAGCAATTGCATATCCAGCACTGGCTACCCCATGCCCCATTAAAGTAGCATTTGCTTCAGCTAAAAAAACCTTCATATCCGCATTGTCACCACAAATCATATTGACTAGCACATTCCCCACGATTAATTCAGACAGGGCTGGCGACGACCAGAGGACAATCGCGGCAGCAAGGAGAAGTGGTTTAAACACCTTATTTGTCATCCTCTCTGCGGATTTCCCGCAGGATCATCTTTACATCGGCCTTGATCTCCTTGGCAGTATCTGCTTGCTGACGTTGGCGTTCTTTGATAACTGCAACATCAGTCAACACCTGCTGGATCGTTGTTTGATTATCCTTGACTGTTTTAACTATCTTCTGTTGCTCTTTCTCCCCGGCAGCGACATCATTTTCAAGATTGGCCCAGCCGGTAATACCAGCGGCGACGATTAACGCCAAAGGCAAAAACTGCAAATATTTCTTTGGTCCAGGTTCCAGAATTTGGAAGTTTCGGCATTGGGTTTCGGGGCATGTTGCAGTCATGGTCTATTCCTTACTCTGGTTTTGGATGTGCGGACTTGACTGCGAGAACTGCACCTAACATGTCATCAGCATCCTGGACAAGGTCCTCACCTTGCAAGCGGCGGTAGTTCAACTCTTTCCAGAGAGCGTCAAGTTGATCGCCCAAAGGTGGGTAAGCATCAAGCCGATCATTTCTATAGGCAACCGCCGCTAATGCAGCATCGTCACTATCGGCTTGAGATTGGTCGAAGATTAAAGTCTCACCGTCTACGATCCAATATTTCATTCGATCATCGTCAGGTTTGGGTGATACGAATCCCCCATACTTAACTACATGGGCATTTGCGTCAGATTC